ATAACAAAACAAATATAAAATAACTTAATAAAATGGCAGAAACTCTATTATCTCCCGGTGTATTAGCAAGAGAGAACGACCAATCTTTTATACAAGGACAGCCACTTGAAAGAGGAGCAGCTATAATTGGCCCTGCAGTTAAAGGACCAGTTGAAATACCAACACTAGTAGGTTCGTTTAGCGAATATACTGCTATCTTTGGTGGAGCTGTTGAAAGTGGATCCAATGTATACTCTTACCTTACTTCAATTGCAGCAAACAATTACTTCCAAAATGGTGGTACTTCTTTATTGGTAACTAGAGTAGTATCTGGTTCCTTTACATCTGCAGTTAGCTCATTAATTCCAACCGGATCAGGTGGTCCTACCACTGGTTTATCCCCATTTGTACTTGAAACAATTTCTGAAGGTACAATTATGAACAGCACAAGCACTGAAATTTCAGGTGCCTTAGCTTCAGGTTCAAGCGATAACGTTAGATGGGAAATTCCAACTGTAAACACTGCTTCTGGAACATTCAGCTTGTTGATTAGAAGAGGTGATGATAACAACGTACAGAAAATAGTACTTGAATCATACAACAATTTATCACTAGACCCATATGCTTCTAACTACATTTCCAAAGTAATTGGTGATGTAAACTTTAATCTAGTCAATGATGGTAGTGACTATTATATCCAACAGTCTGGTTCATATAGTAATATCTCCAAATATGTAAGAGTAAAACAAGTAAACTTCAATACTCCAAAATATTTTGATAACAACGGTAATGCAAAAGCAGCATTTACTGGCTCTTTACCAGCTGTAAGCTCTGGATCATTCGGAAGCGCAGTTGGTTCTAATATTCCTGTAGGTAGAGCCGCTAACTATTACAATACTATTAACGGAACAGATAGCCAAGGATTAGTAGGAGCTGATTATAATAATGCAATTGCATTGTTATCAAATGTAGACGAATACAAATATAATGTATTATCTGTTCCTGGTCTATTATCCACAACTCACGCTACTCAAGTTAATGCTGTAGTAAATAATACAATCGGAAGAGGTGATTCTATCGCAATTGTAGATTTGGTAGCATATGGCTCTCAAATAAACGCTGTAATAAACCAAGCTTCAGCATTTGATTCAAGCTACGCTGCTACATACTGGCCTTGGTTACAAACTATCGATCCTAACAACGGTGAGGCAGTTTGGGTACCAGCTTCAACAATGTTGCCAGGTGTATATGCATTTACAGATGCTTCAAGTGATCCATGGTTCGCACCAGCAGGTATTACAAGAGGTGGATTAGGTCAAGTAATCAGAGCTGAAAGAAAATTAACAGCTTCTAACAGAGATGATCTATATGAAGCAAATGTTAACCCAATTGCAACATTCCCTGGAACTGGAGTAACAGTATTTGGTCAGAAAACACTTCAGAAACGTGCTTCTGCACTTGATCGTGTAAACGTAAGAAGATTGTTGATCGCTCTTAAGAGCTATATCGGCCAAGTAGCAGATGGATTGGTATTTGAACAAAATACAGCCGCTACTAGAAATAACTTCTTAAGCCAAGTTAATCCATACTTAGAATCTGTACAACAAAGACAAGGATTGTACGCATTCAAAGTGGTAATGGATGAAACCAATAACGGACCTGATGTGGTAGATAGAAACGAGCTAGTAGGTCAAATATTCCTACAACCAACTCGTACTGCTGAATTCATTATATTGGATTTCAACGTATTGCCAACTGGTGCTACTTTCCCAGCATAAGGAATTAAAATTTAGATATTTATAATAAAATAAAGCACATATAAAATGGCAATATTAGATCCAAACGAAATATTCTTCACAGCTTTTGAACCAAAGCAGGCGAATAGATTTATAATGTATATAGATGGTGTTCCCTCCTATACCGTAAAAGGTATGGGAGCGGTATCACTAACTCAAGGGGTAGTAGCTCTTAACCACATCAACGTTCGTAGAATGGTTAAAGGCAAAACCATTTGGAACACAATCCAGTTTACCCTATTTGATCCAATCACTCCTTCTGGTGCACAAGCAGTAATGGAGTGGGTTAGATTGCACCACGAATCTGTAACTGGTAGAGATGGATACTCTGATTTCTACAAGAAAGACTTAACGTTCAACGTGTTGGGTCCAGTTGGAGATGTAGTATCTGAGTGGATTATCAAGGGTGCTTTAATTACTGAAGCTAACTTTGGTGAATATAGCTGGGATACTGAAGGTACTGCAATAAACATCACAATGACGGTTCAACCTGATTATTGCGTACTTAACTTCTAATTAAATTTTTTATATAAATTTTTTAATTATTTTAAGAAAAATAGCTTGGATTCGTCCAAGCTTTTTTTTATGTTCATATGTATAATGGAACAAAAGTTATTTTAAAACAAGTATATGGCTGAATTTAAGTTACCTACCGAAACAATCGAACTACCTTCTAAAGGTTTACTCTACGCTTCCGACAATCCTCTTTCTAGTGGTACTATCGAAATGAAGTACATGACCGCTAAGGAAGAAGATATTTTAACTAACCAATCCTACATTCAAAGCGGAACAGTATTGGACAAATTGCTCCAATCGCTAATTGTTACCAAAATTAGCTACGATGATTTGCTAATTGGAGACAAAAATGCAATTATGATTGCCGCCCGTATTTTAGGATATGGTAAAGATTATAAATTTATCTATAGAGGTGAAGAAGAAACAGTAGACTTAACCAAAATAGAAAATGCTCCTTTACACGAGGAAGTACAAAAAGCTAAATCAAATGAATTTGCTTTTACACTCCCAAATTCAGGCAACATAGTTACATTCAAATTGTTAACTCACGGTGATGAGAAAAAAATAGAGCAGGAACTTAAAGGATTAAGTAAAATCAACAAGAACAATTCCTCTAATATCACTACACGATTAAAATACCAAATTCTTTCTATTAATGGGGAATCCGAAAAACCTAAGATACGAGAATTTGTAGACAACTATCTCCTAGCTCAGGATTCAAGAGCATTAAGAGAAAGAATAAAAGAATTAAGCCCGGATGTTGACTTAACTTTTTTTCCCGAAAATGGGGACAACCGAGTTGATATCCCAGTCGGGCTTAGCTTTTTTTGGCCTGACCTCTAATACCGCGGCCGAATTTAGATTAGCAGTATTTAAACAGATCCATGAAATCGTATTCCACGGACAAGGTGGATACGATTGGGATACTGTCTACAATATGCCGTTATGGCTCCGTAGATTTACGTTTAACGAAATTCGCACGTACTATGAACAGCAGAATGAATCTGCTCAAAAATCCCAATCATCTAACACAAAAAGCTTAGTTAATTCCGATGGTACTATAAACACACCCGAGTTTATGAAAGCATCCAAAGAATATAAAGGTAAAACAAATTATAAATAACAATATTTATAACATATACCTCAATATAGATGGCGAGTCAAGAAGAATTAAATAGACAAAGTGAAATTAATGATGCTCTTGAAAAACGAGTATCTTTGGAAAGAGAATTAAATGATGTACTGTCTCGCAGAATAGGAATTGATAGTCAAAATGTAATTGCTCAACAAGACATAGGAAATACTCTTGCTGAACAATTAAAGCATTTAAAAGGTCATAATCAAGAAAAAAGATCTATTCGTAGTATCACTACCCAACTAAATAATTTATCTAGAGAAGCATATAGTATAGGGGTAGAAACTTTAGGAAATGATAAAGAAAGAAATAAAGTTTTAAAACAAATTTCCGAAGCTGAATCCAACATTAGAGTTTTAAGTCTCCAAAAAGCCCAATTTGCAAAAGAAGCCAAAAATGCTACAGGAGAAGAAAAAAGATTATTACAAGCTATAGTCAGTTCTCTTGAAGATCAAGTTCAAGAAGCTACAGACCTCAAATTACAATTAAAAGAAATAGTAAATCTATCAGGAAAAGTATCTGATAATTTTGGAGTAAAAACATTTGGGGCTTTATCTGATATAACCAAATCAATCCCAGGATTAAGTAGATTTTCTGAACCTTTCCAAAAAGCAGCTGAAGCATCCAAAGATGTAGCTATTCAAAACGCAAAAGCTCAAGATTTAGCAAAATTAGGAAGCAAAATTAAACGAGAGGATGTTGTAAGGTTAGGATTAGAAAATAAATTAATCGATAAAAACGGAAAAGTTTTAACAGGTAATGCTGCTCAACTTAAAGCACAACAACTAGGTTTATTAAAAACTAATAGTACTATGTTAGCTGGATTTAAAGCTTTAGG